CGGGCCATATCTTCTGGTTGACCGTTGTTCCTTTGGCGATACGGAAAAGTTCGTATCCCTGGTGTGGAATGGACATGGGCGTCGTGGAGATCACCGTATCCCTGAAGCTGCGTGTGCATCCCGATGGGAGCGTTACGGCAGCGATGTGGCTCCGTGGAGAAGATGTTATTCACGCATCGTTCTTTGCGGTCAGACGGAAAGCTACTCGCCGAAATATTCGTCGTTACCGGACTGGTACAGGTCAGTTCAGGCCACCCATTTCAGGCCGCATCCCGCCGGAGATAACCCGACGGGACTTCCGCAGGCGCGCGATTTCGAAGACTCCGCAGCCGTAACGCTGAACTCCTCCATTGCTGTTCAGTGCGTATTGAACGGCATACCGACCGTGACCGTGGACGAAGGCTCCATGGCGTGGGATGTCACCGGGCATTCCCTGAATGACATCCGTTTCCCAGACCGCGCTCCGTGGTGCCACCGATTGGCATGGACGCAGTGGAGCGATGACGAAATACGGGATGGAACCCCGTGGAAGCACCTGCTGTAACGCAGGACAGATTCAACCAAGACCCCGCCTAGTGCGGGGTTTTTCGTTTCTGGAGCAAGCAATCAGATGGGACTTTCTGTGTACACGGCTCCTTCCGTAGATCCTATCTCCCTGGCGGAGGCCAAAGAGCATCTGCGGGAGACAGGTTCAGAGCAGGACGGACTGATAGCTGGATACATATTGGCGGCGCGCGAGTTCGTAGAGAACGCCACTCACAGAAGGCTCATTACCCAGACTTTGGATTACACCATCGATTACTGCTGGCCTACGGACGGCTGTTACAGACAGCGCATAGAGCTTCCGGTGTCTCCTGTTGCTTCGGTTACATCCATCACTTACGTCGACGGAAATGGGGCGACACAGACACTTGCTACCAACCAATATCGTGCCGTAGTCGACGGGCCGCTTCCGTATATCGAACCTTCTTATGGAGTGACTTGGCCGACGGTGCGTGAACAAGGCGCTGCAATCACGGTGCGGTTTGTCGCCGGCACATCTCTTTCCGGCGTTCCGAATCCTCTCATGCAGGCGATGCGGATGATGATCGGGCATTGGTACAGCGTTCGTGAGGCGGTGAACGTCGGAAACATAGTCACGGAAATCCCGCTGGGCGTAGAAGCGCTGTTGTCCGCTTACCGATCCCCAAGGATCGCGGCGTGAGGGCTGGTCCTCTCGATAGGTCAGCAACCCTTCAGCACAGGGTGCTGACTCGCAGCTCTTCGAGTGGCGATGAGGTTGTCACCTATGCGGACTACGCCACTGTCTGGGCTGGAAAGCGGGATCTTCGGGGGCAGGAGTTCTTTGCTGCCCAGCAGGTCAACAGCGAGATATCCACTCTTTGGCAGATACGGTATCGGAACGACGTTGTTGCAACGGATCGAATTGTGGTGGATGGCCTCCACTACAACATCACCGGAATAGCGGAAATGGGAAGACGGGATGGCTTGGAGCTTCAGGCAACGGCGGTGCAGCCGTGAATGAGGTACGGGTCGAAGGTCTTTCAGAGCTGAAGGAGCTGCTTCAGAAGAGGCTTCCGGAGCATATCCAGACCAAGGCGCTGCAGTCGTCCCTAGCTATCGCAGCAAAGCCGATTGTTCAGGATGCGAAATCCAGAGTTCCTGTGAAGACCGGGTTATTGCGGCGGTCGATATATAGCTTCAGGTCCAGAAGAAGTACCAAGCAGAAAGCAGTTCGGTTGATCTCCGTTAAGTCCGGAAGCAAGGCGAAAGCCCCTACCTTCTATTGGAGATTCGTTGAGTTCGGACGTGGGATTGTCAAGGTCGGCAAGAAGCGCGGAGCCCCAAGGGACGGAGAGCGTGCCAAGTCCCTTGGAAACGAACAGGAGGGCTGGTTTGGCAAGGAAGTGAAGGCAATGCCGGCTCAGCCGTTTCTCAGGCCGGCATTCGAGTCAATGAAGTTCGAAGCCATCGAGAAGTTCAGGGCAAGCATGGCCGGTGAAATCGAGAAGTTCGCCAATCGCTACCAGAAGTCCATCGTCAATCGCATATCCAGGAAGATCGGATTGTGAGCGTGGAAGTTGCTCTCGCAGTCCTCAAGGCTGATTCCACAGTCACAGGAATTGTCGGGTCTGGATCGAACGCGAAGATATCCCCGCTGATCAAGTCTCAGGGGATCACTCCACCGGCAGTGACTTTGCAGCGCATCTCGCTGACACCGCAGAACCATCTACGCGGAAACGGCGGGCTTGATCAAGTGCGAATTCAGCTGGACGCCTGGTGTACGACTTACGACAGGGCGCGATCACTCGCCAATGCGTGCAGGAACGCATTGGAAACGGCCGGCCACGTAATGGAATCAGAGATCGACAACTACGACCCCGAAACAGATCCGGGGCTGTACCGCATCACTCAAGACTTTCTGATCTGGGTCTAGTTCAAACCACAAGTTCATCCACCACCCCGCCTAGTGCGGGGTTTTTCGTTTCTGGAGACATGAAATGGCACAGAAGTCACAACAGGCGTATCTGAGCGTTGGCACCACAGCAGGTTCTACCAAGACCATCACGGGAATATCCAACGCCAGTCAGGGCGTTGTGACTTCAAGCGCGCATGGTCAGGTCCCAGGCACGGTCGGAATAATTACCGGCGTTGTCGGCATGACCCAGGTAAACAACCGGGCTTTCGTTGCGAACAACACGGCGAGCCCGACTCCGGCAAACACCTTCATTCTGAAGGGAGTCAAAACGACTACTGCGCAGGGTTACGGCACTTACACATCCGGCGGAATCTGGACTCCTTACACCATGACTGAAGTTGGAGAGGTCACTGGTATATCGACAGCATTCGATGGAGAGGCCGCCGATATCGATGTAACCAACCTGCGCAGCACGGGGAAGGAATACCTGACTGGCCTCCCTGAGTTCGGCAATGTATCTCTGACACTTACCCTTCCATCGACTGCTGATGCTGGACAGGTCGCGCTTCGTGACCTCCGCGAGGTGCAGTCGTCGGCGCCCTTCACCATCACGCTGGCAAGCGGCCTGGTTGCGGCGTTTGTTGGGCTGGTCAAGTCCTTTGCCGTCACTGACATCGTTGTGGATGGCGCCGTGAAAGCGACATGCACGATCAAGGTTAGCAATCAGCCGGCGTTCTTCGCATGAGCCTGAAGATTGAGGATCTACTGGCGGTCAATGACCGTGAGGTCGTGGCTGTGCCTGCGTGGGGATCGAAAGTCTTTGTTCGATCCCTCACCGCGAAAGAGCAGTTGAATCTCGAAGCACGGATGAGGCAGGCGAAGGACGACGACAACTACGCCACGAAGCTGGCGATCCAGTTGTCTGCCTACCTGTCTAACGAGGACGGCTCTCAGTTTGCAACTGAAGAGCAGGCAATGAAGCTGATCGACAAGAAGCCGTCCACGCTGCAGAAGATCATTGCCGAAGCACAGAAGCTCAACGGCTGGACCGACGTAGAAGAAGAGGAGATCAGAAAAAACTGATTGCCCAGCCCGGCCGAAGGCATCTCTTCAGGCTGGCTGATCGGCTGGGCATGTTGGTGTCGGATCTGGAGAGCCGGTGCAGCGCGAGAGAGCTTATTGAGTGGGGGGTGTTCTGGTCCCTGGAACGATCTCCAAGGGAGCCTGACGTGGTGAACGATCTCATGAAGGTGTTTGGAGTAAGGAATGGCTAGTCTCGGATCGCTCGTTATTGAGCTTGCCGCTAACAGCGCTCGCCTTACCTCCGATATGGGCAAGGCGGTCGGGATAGTCGAGCGCGGCGCGGCGCGTATGACCTCCGTACTGAAAGGACTCGGCAGTGGCTTGGCTGTTGGTGGCATTACGGACCTCGCTCTCAGGTCCATAGAGCTGGGGGACAACCTCAACAAGGCTGCTATCAAAGCGGGGATAAACGGCAAGGCGATGTCTGAGCTTGCCTTCGCCGCGAAGATGGCGGATATCGATCTTTCCTCGCTATCGAACGGCATCAAGAAGATGCAGGTGGCGTTGAGTGAGGCGGCATCCGGTGGAAAGGATCAGGTCAACACCCTGCACGCCTTGGGCCTGGAGATCAAGGATATCAAAGGCATTGGTGCGGATCGGCAGTTCGAGCTGATAGCTGACCGCATTAGTCAACTCAAAGACCCTGCTGACAGGGCAAGAGCGGCCACCGATCTATTCGGTAAGTCAGGTGCTGACCTTCTTCCGCTATTCGAGCAGGGCGCAGAGGGAATCCGCAAGACTCGGGAAGAGGCTGAAAGGCTTGGTGTGTCATTCAGCGACAAGAGCCTGAAGTCCCTTGCAGATGCTGATGACGCTATCAAGCGCATGAAGGCGAGCTGGGAGGGTCTAACTACCTCGCTTACGGCCAAGGTTGCCCCAGCTCTTACAAGGATTCTCGACCATCTCAATGAACTGAGGGACTCCAAGTTCTCGAAATTCTGGGGGGTTCTCACCAAT